TCAATGACCTGCTCATATAGCCTCAACGCAAGCAAAAGTGAAACCGTACAGACTAGCCTGATTGATGCTCCATCCGATTTCATTAGAGGCAAGCCGCCACGTTCCTTTGGGTAGGGTAAAGTCAAGCGGGCTACTTGATGCCGCAACCCGAAGCGGTGGCATGATATCAATAGACGATGAACTATTCACTTCAGTGATGATGTAAAGCGCACTGCCAATCTCAAAATAATCGCCAGCAACAGCGCCAGTAAACGAGCCTGTGATTGTAGTAGCGTTCACAGCGCCTGTTCCTGTCCCTGTAGCGGTCGTATTGTGCAAAGGGTTCCCAAGCGTAAAGGTATTAGCTTGCCCCCGTAGACCCGCAAAGAACGCCTCTAACTGCTTGGCGTTTGCTCGCTTCATAGGCGGTAATGTAACCTCTGCCTCCCAACGAACACCCTGATGCTGATAAACCTGTTGATCATAGGTAAAGGGCGACTGACTTATTGCCGTTGCCGACCGCAAGCGCATTGTCATCGATTGAATGCCTACACTAGGAAACGCCGCCATTATGCACCCACCATTGCCTTGCTGAAGCCGCCGCCACGTAGTCTAGCATCAGCAACCGCTGACTTGGCCGCGTTGCTAATCTGTGGCAATAGGTTAGCAATCTCAGCGCGTACGGTTTGCTGTACGCCTGTCGTGACGTTGATGTGCTGTACAACTGTTACACCGCTACCACCTAACGCGTTATTAGGTACGACTGTGCCGTTACCTGATGGCACCATAAGCTCAGGGCCGCGCTCGCCTACTAAGTAGGGTCTACCGCCTGACACAGAGCCACCAGTTGCCCGCGTCTTGAGGTTATCCATAAACCCTTTACCGAAACTGCCGCCGTCAAAGAACGAACCAATACCACCCTGTAACGCCCTAAACAGCGGCTCAGTTAAATAAAATTGCACCAGCATTTTTATCAACGAATCTACGATGCTCTTTGCTAGTCCACGCACAGCGTCGCCAAACTTTTTAGCACCTGTAACGCCATCGACAAAAGCCTGCGTAAAGTTGTTCATAGTTTGCAGGGCAAAGCTATCGACCATCTGCTTAAGGTCAGGTAGCTTTTCATTGACTAACTCATCGATTGAGTTGCCAAACATTTTGACGCCATTAATAAATGGCATAAACCAAGGCTTCTGCGCAGTCACAGTCACCTCTTCTATTGCGCTTTTAACTGTGTCGGTCTTTTCAGTGACACCTGCAATAAGACGATCGAACTCTGCGAGCCACGAAGAATAGTTAGGTGCTTCAGGTCTTATAGGACGCTGTAGCCTCGCCATCACAGCGTCGTTTTCTGCAACTAGTTTTGCCAGACCTGCTTTAGCTTCTTCTATTGTTGGGAATCCTAGCGCCTTCAGCGTGTCTACAGCTCGCCCCGCTTTTTCCTCCCCAAACTTTTCTATAGCGCCCAGCGCCATATTTATCTGAAGAATTTTGTCTTTAATTTGACGCTCTGATTCATCTAACCCGTCCAAACCAAATATGCGCCGAAAATCAAAAATCGCTACGTTAAGGTCAAAAAGCAAATTGTTAAACGCAGTGTGTACATGCGCTATGCCAACAATCATCGAGCGGACAGCAGACAGGAACTTATCGACGATAGCCTTTGCAAAGCCCTCGACGCCGCCAGTACCCTCTAGCGCCTCCAGCTTGACGTTCTTTAGATGCGTAAACAGTGACTCTAAGGCAGGTGCGACAGCGGCAGTAATTTGCAAGACGGTGCCACGGAACAACGACTGTAATCTGGTAAACGCGTCGTTTGCATCCTCAACGCCCTGCGCTGTGTCTTCTGATAATACTAGGCCGAGCTGTTCTGCCTCTTTGAAGACGGCATCCATCTGATCGCCAGTCTGCTTCAGCATGTTGATGACAGCAGTACCTTCGGAGTCAAACAGTTTAAATGCGACAGCTAACTTTTCTTCTTCGCTACCTAATTCCTTAAACGCCTCTGCCAGCAGTTTCATGCGCTCATCGAGCGGCACCTGCTGTAACTTTTCTGCGTCTAGTCGTAGTTTTCTAAACGCGTTGACGGCCTCGCCTGTACCGTCTGCCGCTTCTGCGGTACGACGTACAAAGCGTTGCATAGCCATGTTTAGGGTGTTCGTTTCTATGCCAGCTAGTTCACCAGCAAATTGCAGTTTACTTAGGGCATCGGTCGTCGTGCCTATCCTACTTGCCGTTTTAGCGAGGGCGTCAATAGACTTTAGCGACTGACTTATCAGCAAGCCCAAACCGCCAGCGCCTACTGCGGCAACTAGCGCGGTCTTAAAGCTAAAAAAAACTTTGGCGAGTTTGCCGAACGCGGCCTGTATCGACCGCAAGGCTTTTTGCGTCTGGTCAAACGCTTTGATGATAATGCTAACTGACTCAGTCGCCATCTTTAGACTCGCTCATGATCTTGAAGTAAGCGAGCCACTCATGAAACTCAGTAACCGATATTTGCTCTACTTCTTCAATGGTCTTGTGTAACCGATCAGCCAAGGCAATTAAGTTCATCCGAGACTGATCGGACTTTAGTTTTTTTCGACATCCTCAAACGCCTCGATAGTGCCAAACATTTCATTAGCAATATGCGAGACGACGGTTGTCTCTTCCCCCATTAAATCAATCTTGTCCTCAGCAGAGCTGAACAGCTTATCGCCATCCTTACTCTCTGCCTTCATGACGATCAGGTCAACCATCGCGGCAATGCTAGGGTTTTGCATAACCTGCGGGTGACGCTTTTGCAATTCGTTGAGGTCATAGCAAGTAAGTGGGCGACAATACAGGCTAAACGGCCCGTCATCATCAGCCCACTCTGACACGCTAATCTTACGACGCGATTGCTTACGACGCGCCCGCAACTCTTTAGCAAGTCCCATTAGTTAGCCGCTTCTGTGACTGCACCCGATACCTGCACAGAAAATGACGCTTCTACTAGACCGTCATAACTTGCAGAAATAGTTTTCGCAGTTACGATGCCGCCGCCTGAATAATACTTCTCGCCACTGCCTGTGCCAGTTGGATGCACCTCCCAATCTATGTCTGCACCTGTATCGAAAATAAGGTGCTGTGCATCAGCGTCATCCCAAAGAGCGTCGATAGTCAAAGTCGCATCTTTAAGGCTAGACAGGTACGACTTAACAGCGTCACCCATCACTGTGTCCTCAAGTGTATCTGCGGTCTCGTCAATGCTAAAGGAACGAACCTCACCAACTGCCGCAACCGAACCACCATTTACGGCAATTTTTACGACACCGCTTGAGCCTTTATGTGTAGCCATGAATTTTCTCCCTTACGCGTTGCCGCGTGTGTATGAATAAAGAATCTGAACGGTAACGATAACGCCGCCAATCGGGTCTATTGTACCATCATCTACCTCAACGCTAATAACCTGCGTGTCTATAGCGTGACCTCCACGCGTCCTATCATCGTCAAGTTTTTCGTCGATAGCCTCTACAATCTGATTGCGGGCTGTGTCGATGTTCTTGTGCTTTACAAAGCAAACTAGCTCATAGTCTATAGTGCCATGCCGACTAGTAGCACTGCCGCCCATGCTGGCGTCTTCTCTTGACTCGTTTGCTGTGCGTACTAATATTGCTGGAAATTGCGCATTAGATAGCTTGTCAAAATCAAACGGCTCACGCGTCACCTTCTTAACTTTCGGAGACGTTATCGCTTGCAGTGTTGTCACAATGTTGCCAGCAATATTTTCTCTGACGCTCATATCTTCAGCCCTTTAAAGTACACGTCGCGGATAGCGCGAGTGTCGCTCCTGTTCAACCCAAAGAATGGTCGCTTGCGATTATTAAAGGCCGCTTTCTTCGACTCTGCTCTTCTACTAAAAAATATTATGCCATCTTGCCCACGGAGTCCCGAAGTCATAGAGCCGCGCATCTGGCCTGTAAATATTAACTTAACTTTATCAACTGGCCTGTCTTTGCTTTGTCTAAACGATTTGTATGCCTCAGAGTATGGCCTAAACGGTTGCTCATTTATATCAAGGCCGAGGTTAGTGCGCTTGTTGATGCGGTTGACACCTTCTGCCGCCGCTCTGCGCATCGCTCGCTTGTGGTTCTTATTAAACAAACGACCTAGCTTCTGCACCATTTTGCGCAGGTCGCGCGGTTTTGTGTCTATGCTTACAGTGATCATCGGTCTAAGCGATTAAGTGGTATTGACTCTTTTTCTTTGTCTGTCACGGTGCCATCGTTGTCTGCGTCGTACTCGACACCATCTTGAAATACTGCGTCTAGCTCTTCGCCATAACGCGCCTTGTAGAAGTCAATCATTTGCAAAAAGCGGTCGTCATCAACCCAATTAGTTAACTGTGGCAGTGCATACTTCCACAATACGAGATAAGCCGAGCTTCGTGTCCACTGTGACTCGGTCAAATAGCTTGCGACCATCTCGCCCTGTATGCCCTTGCGATGCCACCAGCGATTGCGGATTTCACGCTCAACATCTGCCTGTGCCTTTGCATGTTCAGCAGTAAATGCTGGAATGCCCAAGTCAAAAATGTCAGGGACAATCGCCTCTAAGTCGTCGTCAGTGCTAAATGCCATGTCGTCACCATTTTACCCTAGCAGACCAATAGACCGCGTCTAGCGGTGTTGCATTACGCAAATTTTTTTCGTGTCTTGC